ACCGGCATTATTAACAACAGCTGAAGATGGTGGAGATATGAATGCTACGCAATCTTTTCTCGAATTTGCAATATTATCAATTACATATTGTTGTACTGTTGTTGATGCATTTCCTGTAACAGCAAGAGCAATATCAACTTCTTCACCGTTTGTAAATTTATCCCAACCAGTTTGAATATTAGCATCGCTTGGTGTTGAATCTGCACCTTTTGTTAAACGATAAGTTTGAGCACCATTGACTGTTCTAAATGTTGTACCACTCATGGTTTGACCCCAAGTAGCCACAGTATTTGCATAATCTACTGGATCAACTGCGTAAATATATTTTGAACTTCTGTAAAGTACATTTTTGTAATAATTTGAGTTTCCTAAAGAATCAACCGCATCACTTGCTTTTGATAGATATGGCCAAACTTCAAGAACTGTATTTTTTGTACCTGTGATTGCACCACCTGCGTCAGTAACAATAATGTGTAGTTCATCATTTGTTGCTCCTGCTGCGGTAGCTTGTACAGATGTGCCTGGTGCGCCAGTAAAATATGTTGAAATACCAATGCTGTTTACTGTCCAAGTACTAAATGTACCACCTGCATCAAGTAAAGAAACTGTAATTGAGTTGCCTAATGCTCCTGCATATTTTGCTGCAAAAGGACCAATTGCATTTGCATTATTTTGATTTAAATAAGATGCTTCAAATGCTTGTTCATTTTTAATTTGTGTTGATGATCCACCTGCATTTGATATTCCATTATAGGTAGCATCACCAATAGCTCGAACAGTTTTAAGATTATTACCATATGCCAAGAAACTTGCAGCACTAAAGAACGAAATTGCTGTGTTAGTGTCTGGTTTTCCAAAAGTTGCAGCTAAAGCAATCTCACTATCGATATTTTTTATAGTTTCTGCTGGACCCCAAGTGAAGTTACCAACAAAGGCACCGGCTGTAGTTAGTATTGAAGGTATGACTGTCGTTAAATCAACTTCAGATACATTTACGCCTGGAGAGATTTGAAATGCCATTTTATTATCTCCTTGATTATTATGTTATTTGGCAATTAGATACCATAATGATATTTATGATGATGCGTATTTATAGATTCCGCATGGCATCACGAATAAACTTAGAATAAATTTCAGAACCATCTGCTGCTTCCCATAAATCTCCGTCTATGACCTCAAATGAATGCTGTAAACCGTTGTCAATAATAGGTTCTGGAACTAATTCTTCGTCAATTTGATTCATATTTTCCAACTGAATCTGTTTACGAATATCGTGATTTACAATTTCTTTAAAGTATTTTTGTGTTGCAGCCCAACCAAAAAGAACAAGAGTCATGGTTAAATCATCGTTTGCACCATCTTCTGCCGCAAAAGAAGTCTTATTTGCAACAAAAGTGGTCAATTGTGATATGGTGTCAAAATCTGGTATCAGAAGTTTATCACCTTCGATTAAGGTCTTTAGATTTGAACACCCTACTCTTTTGACCGCAGTAGACATTTTAACACCCATCTGTACACCACGACCAAAACCTGCACTTAATTGCTGAGGTTTTTTGTTACCGGTAAAGACTTTCCAAAGGTTTTCATATTCAAGGTCTTGGTGTATTATGTCTGCAACCTGTGGATTATTATTAATTTCAACCAAAATATACGCATCATTGTATAGTTTGGCTGCATTAACAATTACAGTAGGAAACAATATTGGTGATATTGACGAACTGTTATATGTAGCTACCTGTTTGTATGGAGTGGTTGATATGTCAAAAATAGAAAAGGCCTGACAGTCTAGATTACGACCCTCTGATACATCTACCGTGATTGCATATAAATGGTCCTTTTTATCTCCGTCATTTCCTTTAAACGGATATTCATAGATCTTCAACATATCATGGTTCGCTATAGGAGGACTCCATGCCATCTGCTGTAATTTTATTCCAGAGATAAGTGTATTTGTAGATCCTAAAAACTCAGTTTCAAACTCTTGCCTAAACTGTCTCTCAGAAGTATTTTTAATTGTTTCTTCTTTCCAATCTTCATCACGGCCTGGTACCATCGACCAATGAACTTCAAATGGAACATAGTTATTATTTTTATTAATTGCATCGGTCCAAATCTTATAAAATAGATTCATACCGTTAGGTGTAGAAACAATAATGATTTTTGTTTTTGTACCAGCAGTAATAACTGGATAAACTGAGGTGAAAAATTCTGTTGCGATGTTTCCAGGTACGAAAGCAAACTCATCAAGGAAAACTATATTGAAAGAACCAGAACGAGCCGCAGATGATGATGTAGAAGAAGCAACAATTACCGAGCCGTTTTCTAATTCGACACGACCTTTATTCCATTCAACCACACCTTGTTGCATCCACAAAGGAAGGTTTTCATATGCAAGTTGAAGTTTACCAAGAATACCACGAGCAGTTTCACCACGGTTAGCAAGAACTGCAATACTTTGTGAATCTTTAAAAATAAGAGCCCAAAGAAGGTATGCAACCGTAGTTGTTGTTTTACCAACCTGACGAGGACATTTCATAATAACAAATCGATTTTCATGAAATGTCTTAATCATGTCTCTTTGAAATCCATACATATCAAAAGGTGTGACACCATGATCTAGTGTAATGATCTTTATATACTTGGCAAAGTAAATAGGATCTTCAGCACACTTGATATATTCATCAAGTTGCTCTTGAGTATAATTGATTTGTACGCCAACCCTTTTTAATAACGGGTTGTCACGGTATGTATTTTTAGTTTGCTTTGCCATTCTTCAGGAGTTTTCCTAATTCGGCAGTAGAACCAACAAATATGGCTTTGTCGATATTGGTGTTATTGGTTTCTTTTTTAACACCTTCCATGTCACGAATTTCTTTTTGTATTTTAAGAAGTCTATCATTTGCCTCTGTCATATTTTTTAACAGAGTTGCATAAACTTCAAAGGCTCTTGGATGTTGACCTGCTTTTGCAATGTTAAGTATTTCCTCCATTGCATCTTTGCCTTGGTCTATAATGCCTTGTAGATTTTCTTTTGATTGCTGATAAGCATCAGTCAAATCTTGTTTTAAATCTGGCTCATTATAATGTTGTTGCAACACCACCGGTGCCTTTTTTTCTTCTGGCACCGTTGGCGTCACATCAAATATTTCTTCCATTTTTTTATCAAATTCACTCATAGTATTTTATTTATTAATTAAGCTAACATCACACCACAATATAAGTCAGTTGTTGTAGTACCAAATGATTCATAAGTAAAGAAACCCGATCTTGTCACATTTATTGTTGTGGTATTATCACCGTTTGACATATTGCCGTTAGCAACACCAGTTGTAATTGTTCTGGAACTAACACCAGATGTATTTTTAACAACCAATCGAGTGTTTCTTCCTGGCGCAATGTTTGTAAATGCAACGGTAAAACTACCACCAGCAATTACAATAACTGTTCTGTCATTCGCCATATCAATAGTTAAAGTACCACTCGAAACTGTTCCTGCATCACGAATTCCTGCATCTCTTGAGACGGTAATTGTTTTTGTTGTATTATTTGTTGAAAGATTAATTCCATATCCTTCTTCAAAAACAAAACTATCTTCTGGTTGATCAGCAACAATATCAGTTTTAAATATACCAAATCTATCTCTACATCTGTGAGTTCTATAATGTTTCGCATTATCCGTAACAGTAATTACATTGCTACTAATATTCATTACAATTCGACCACCTGCAGCCAATGTAATTGCAGAATTAACACTATTGGCAGTAAAGGAACCATCACCTAAAACACCAATTGTAGAAATACTTAAATGAGTGTTTGCTGCAACACCTGCTGCATTAGCCTTATCAAATGCACTTTGTACTAAGTTACTTACATTTGTAATATTAGTATTTTGGCTATTATTAACAGCTTGTAAATAGATTGTATTTGAAGATGCAGTATTGGCTGTTGATCGAGCAACAGAATCAATTGAATTGTTTGCTTGATTAAATGCTGCTTGTGCTAAATTGGTTGCATTTGTAATGTTGGTATTCTGTGTTAAATCTACACCTTGAATTACCGCAACAGAATTTGCAACTGTGTTTGCTGTTGTTCTAGCGTAAGTATCAATAACAGCAGGAACATCTGTTAATTTGCTATATGATAAACTTGTGATCCAAGATGGATTTGCATAAGAACCAGATGTATAAACACCATTTGTTACCGTATTTGCATTACCATACAGATTACCTGTTACAGTACCAGTTAAAGGACCTGAGAACTCTGTTGCAGTAACTTTACCTGTAACTTGAAGTTTACTTACGCCATCGTTATCAGAACCTAATAACCATCTGCCTGATTTGATCCTACCTGCTTCATTGTTTGCAAGTGTGCCATTCGTAAAGAATATAACATCATTCGTTGTTGAACCGATAACAAAGTCACCACCTTCAACATATGCATAACCATCGTTTGGTCCAGTAATTGTGAAATCTGGATCACTATAATTACTTGAATTAATACCAAAGTCTGCATAATGAGTTAAGTCTGTACCAATATCGTTTGTTACAACATAATCTGTACTTGCTTCTGTTCCATTATTAATGTTTTGTTGCCATACTTGTGCATAACTATCCACATTGGCCGTGATTTGCATCAACGCACCATTCACAGTAACAATTGGTGTGCCAACATGAATGTCTGTTGCAAACAATGATGTTACATTTGTATCTCCTATACCATTACGTAAAACAAGTGTATATGGTATTGCAAGTGGTGATGCATTGCTTGTTAATGTAACTGCACCGTTCGATTGATTAACAGAAATTCCAGCGCCACTTGTTTGTAATGTTGTAACAGCTGAACTAATATAACCAGATGGATTTGTTGCATTGTAAGGAGTATAACCAAGTGCATTTGTTACGTTTAATGATGTAATCTCTGCTCTAATTGCTGCACTTGTTTTATTTTCTGTATTTGCAAGGCCAACATCTGCTTTTGTTACAACAACATCACCTGTACGACCTTGTACAGAAGTAACTGTTGCACCTGTTGGAACTCTTTCCCAAATAGAACCGTTGTATATAACAAAGTCACCAGCATTAAATGTAATGTTACCAGCACCAAAGTTTTGAGTTCCTGCTACAGAAACAGAGTATTGCCAACCAGCTGTTCCTGAACCATTTGAAAGTGAAGGTGTATTTGTGTTAGCATTCCAAGCACCCTTATAGGTGATCGCACCTGATAATGGCAATTGTGAAGTTGGAATTAATCCTGATCCATCCAATGATGCAACACCACCAGCAACACCAACATTTGCAGAAGGTACTGCGCCAATACTTTGTGGCGTTACTGATATTGTTCCAGAATTATTAACAATACCACCATCAACAATAACACCACCTAATGTTGTTGCATTGGCTACAGGCAGAGAATATGGCGTAGGTTTATTTGTTAAGTCATTATAAGAACCTGTGTTTGCAACTGTGCTTAAACCAGAAATATCTGTATATGATAATGTAACTGTACCTGTTTTGCCTGCAACCGATGTAACATTAGCTGCATCAGCAGACAACACACCATCTAATATACTTAAACGATTACCAACTTTAACACCACCAAGTGTTACTTGTGATGCGGTTGGCAGAGTGTAAGTATAAGGAGCAGTTGCGGTATTTTGTGTTGTTCCGTCTGCAAACTTAATTCCACCTGTTTTAACTTCTAAACCGGCATCATCAACTACAATTCGTTTTGCAATTGTGGTTGAATTATTTGCTGTTGTCCACAGTTCAATTCTATTTCCACGGTTTAAAGTTGTTTGTGTTTGAGATGCAACAAAATCTATACGGCCTGTGGAAATTGAAGCAAATCCTGTACCATCATGTGGATTTGCACCAATACGACTAACGATTGATCCTGCGGATGTTTGTAATGGTACGGCTGAATTGCCTTCAGCATGACGACCAATGAAAGCAGAATAATTGCCAACACCATAACTGTCATGGTAAATACGACTTGGATTTGTGCTTGAACCTGTTAGATGTAACAACACTCCTAAATTATTTGGTGGTTGAGTACTCCTAGCTCTGGATCCAATAATATTAAATGCTGATTTAGTAGGATCTAAAGTAATATCTGATGATATATCAACACGACCTTGAGGATCTACAGAAAATAAATCGTAAGAATCGTTTGCATCTCTTACATGAATTTTTCTTCTAAATTGAATGAAACCAGTATCACCTGGATCACCAATTAAAATATCTCTCGATGAATTATTAATTTTAAGTTCATTATCATGTAAATTAAATTCACCAACTTTTAAACCTGCACCACCTGCAATGTACAAATCTCCATCTCTTGCACCAATTGCTTGATCTGTGCCTAATGTTTCATCTAAAATATAAATGGTGCCTGCACCCAACCAAAGCCTTCTAAACCTTTTAGATGGTGAACCTAAATCATAAACATCGTCTGCAAAAGGTAGCATAGAACTACCTAAAATTACATCTGCATTTGCGCCTGGTGCAAGAGTAATATCTGTATTTGCAATTGTCGTTAATGAGAGGCCTGCGTTAACAACGCTACGAGTTGTTATAATAAGTGTATTTGATTCTGGTAAAGGTAAATTGTTTAATGTTTGGTTAATGATAACAACGTTAGCATTGGCACCTGTACCAATATGTAATACTGTAGATGGGTAAGGAATTCCTGCACCAACTATATTATCACCAATTTGCAGTATTGGATCTGGATTCGTTGTTAATTGTAAAACAGACCAACCTGTACCTGAACCAGAAACGCCGTTGTTTATTCCATAATCACCAATAATCAAATTATCTGCTGGTGAAGTTGAAAAATCTAAAACACTATTGAGATTTAAATCTGCAATAGCAACTGCAATTGCAGAAGTGCCTTGTATGAGAGAACCAATTGGAATTTTAACTCCAGGAACAGAAACTAATCCTGTTCCATTAGGTGTTAATACGATATCAGTATTAGATAATTTTCCATATATCGTTTGGTTATTTGCACCACCAACATATAAATTACCTAACTGATTGTTTGCTGTAACAGCAATTATATACGAAGCGTTAGCTTGATTATATGCCAAATTAGCTTGATTAAATGCTGAATTTGCAAATTCAAAAGAAATATTGGCTTGATCAAACGCTGCATTTGTTCTTTCTATTGCAGCAATTTCAAGATTAATGGCAGTATTTGCAAGAATATAAGCAGCATTGGCTTGAAGAAAAGCAGCATTGGCTTGATAAAATGCTGATTGAACGGCTACATTTGTTGCAAAATCATTGTTAGCATTTAAACCTAATGATGCATACAGTTCTGTAAAATTATCATTAATTTTAATGGCTGCTTCTCTAAGCGTATCGCCTGTTCCATCATTAGCTACTATTCCATCATTGATGATTTGTTGTGACATTTTATTAACTCTCTGTAATAATTGTTGTTATCTTATGATTGTTATCTATGGTTGCACCATTCTGATCCATCAATGGATCAAGATCATTGTCCATTGTCAAATCAGCAAATACATCAATCTTAGACATTCTCTTAGGCATTACTTGATATGAACTAAAATTATAACTTGCGCCAGATAAAACACCTACAACAGGTTTATTTGACACAAAATGACCATCAATTTCTTTTATGTATAATTTGTTATTTTCCCAATCAACTACTTTTCCTGAAGCTGTTGCAGAACTTGAAGAATAACCTTGATATACAATTTCATCAGTTTTATATGTTCCTGTTCCAATTGCGGCAACATTACCCATATTTAATATAACAGTATCTTCTGGTGTTATATTTGTTAATATATTTGTAATAGAATGATTAATTAAACCACCAACATCAGATATCTTACCAAATATAAATCCTTTAACCGTAAAGTTTAATGTCCATATGATCATTCTGGTTTCAGAATTTTTATCACCTTCATATACTATTTCGTGTGTTGCATTATTTAATATAACAGGTACTTCTTTTACAATACCCATTTCTGGAATTAAATTTAATTTGATAGTATAATCTGGTGTGAAATATGGAAGTATATGTTCTATAATTTGTGTACCATCTTCCATATTACGAACATAAACGTATAGAGAAAAATCAAAATTATATGGTACTGGATTATACTGAGATACAACACCTTCGGTAGTTCTTGCAAATTGCTTTATATTTGTATTTTGTTTTCTTGTTACATCATATGTTAAACCATTCATTTCAAATGACATACGAGGTAAAGCAACTTGTATTTTTTTCTGAAGATTAGGATCATCTTCTAATCTTCTAACATACAATTCTTTAGTTGCATAAGTCAAAGGTACCAATACTCTTTGCTGTTCTGAACGGTCTGTATTATAGCGAACAAGTGTAATCTTGTCAAATAGGCTACCAAAACCTACGACCAATTTTCTTATAACTCTATTGTATGTAATGTCTGACATTATAGACTACCAAAAGGATTAGATTCAGAGAAATCAATTATTGAATCTGATTCTGTTTTAATTGTTTTGTTGCCATAAGAACTATCTGCAACATTATCCAAATATGGATCATATGATGTTAAGAAATACCGTGCGTTACTGGTTTGACCGATAACTCTCATATTGGTTGCAAATGTACCTTTGATTGTAGTAATTGTTAATATGCTAGTATTTGGTGACCAAGTTTGTACCACAGCTTGACAGGTAGCATTTGCAAAAGTGTTATCGTTTGATTGATATACAATTTCATTTAATTCATATGTGCCTGTTCCTGCACCAGTAATCAATTTAATTGTATATGCATTTTGTTCAACAACCTCATCAATTTCTTCAGTACCAGTATCAATGACTTCTTGTGAATACTTGAATTTCTCTAGTTTCAATTCATAGAAATATGGTTGTTTGCGGCCCAACATATGAAAATCTTTCGACTGTTCTGCAAAAGTAATTTCATACAATTCGCCGGTACCATTTAAAAATGGCACATAAACAAGATCACCTTCACGGGGTCTTGTCATTATTGTTTGTGGTACCCTCTGTGCAAAAGAACGTTTTGATAACATAACATTCACAGAATCTTTAATTTCT